CAACCGGGGCAACTATCTCGGTCGGCTTGCGTAATCTTTATTCAAAGCGAGCGCGAAACTCGTTTGGCTATTGGCGGGGCAACAAGCGGTTGGAAGCGCGTGGACTTCACAGTTGTCTTGCAGTTGTTCCATCATTCATTACAAAATAACGCCGAAGATGCTATGACGGATTTTGATACACTAGTGGACAACATCAAGAATACGCTTCGAGCTAGTCATAACTTCGGTGATTCAAGCCAAGTGAATGTTTGGCAAGGCGCGGAACCTGCGATTGACTGTCTGTACGGAGAGCCAGTTACTTCGGATAACGGAGCAACGGAAACTTGGGCAGAAATTCGATTTGATGTTACACAGATGATTCAGGCTTAGGAGAGCAATGGCAACCTATATTTACAACGGTAGCGGTGAGAAGGAATTTCCTACTCTCGGCATAACTGTTAAAAACGGCGATACTTTCGATTCGGCAGATGAGATCGTTAATGCCGATGTCACTCTCGCTTCTGCAACAAAGAAAACAATACCAACAACACCGGTAGCCGCGACTACCACAACGCAAGGAGCGTGAATAAGTGGCACTACAAAATACCCACCGTTCGTATATAGGTATCGCTAAAGAAACAACAAAGGGAACTGCGGTTACAACACCTACCGCCTACATTCCTGTTATTGCTAATACCGTTAAGCCTCAAGATATCTACACACCTTTGTACGATGAGGGCCTACGCGGTTCTCTCGTAAAGAACTACAACTACCTACAAGGTCGCGTTCACTCAACATACGACTTTGGTGGAGCAGTATTTGCTGACACCGTGATCTACCCTCTTGCTGGCGTACTTGGCGAAGATGTAGTTTCAAGTTCAGCACCTTATGTTCACACACTTTCTCTCAAGAACTCAGCAACATCAGGTGCAGATGCTCAACCTTCTGCTTACACAATCCTTGATTTCTATGGTGCTGGAGTTCGCTCTTGGGCAGGTCATCAATTCAGCGATTTCAACCTTAAGTGGACAGCAGACGGACTTCTTGAGTATGACGCAAAGTCAACAGGATGGCAGTCAGCAACCGCTTCAACCCCAACACCTTCATTCTCAACCGTACTTCCTACAGTCGTATGGACAGGAACAGTAAGCGTTGCTGGAACAACAGTTTCAACCAATACAGATGGCAATATCCAACTTACTCGCCCAGTAACACCTGTATATGGAATCTCAAATGTCCAAACTCCTTATCAGGTATTTCTTGGTGCTCTTGAAGTTACAGGAAAAGCTACCTTCTTGATGGAAAACGACACACAACTTACTAACTACCTCACAAACACCCAACCTGCTCTAGTGTTCAACTGGACAACAGGAACAGGTGCGACACAGACTTCAATCCAAGCAACAATGACAAAGGGTGCTTATACACTCGCAGTTATTGAACGCTCAAAGGATTTTGTAGAAGTTCTCGTTGATTTCAACGCTCAAGGTAACCTCACAGATTCAGGAACAGTTGGATACTCTCCTATCAAGTGGGTTGTCAAGAACGCTGTAACAACCTCAGTCGCTTAAACCCTAGAACGCAGTAGGGGCGGCAGGTCGAGTTGGTTTCATTTTGCCCCAACTCCCGCGCCCCTATTGCCCTTTTTTGCTAGGATAATCTAAAGGCAATCTATCGAAAGGCAAAATATGTCAAAGAAAATTAACTTAAAGTCAGGCGCAACAGTAACTATTAAAGATGCTGAAAGCCTCAAGGTAAAAGACCGCAATCGTATTGTTCTTGCAGGTAACGGAGCTAGTGATGCTGAAAAAGGTATTGCTATTGGTAACGCTCTACTCGTCACAATCATTGAAGATTGGTCTTATGACCTAATGATTCCTTCTGTTAAAGAAGATTCTATTGAAGAACTGCCAATCAAAGATTATGTAGAACTAATGAAATACACAGAGGACTTAACTAAAGATTTGTTCCCTGATCTAGCAGACACAGATAAAAACCGCGCGAACCCTGATAGCCCTTTAGACGGCTCGAACGCCTAAAAGGATTACTCAAGGGTTTTCAACGCTCAGATGAGTTTGATTACCCTGACAGGGAGTGGTACTACTTCAAGTTTGCAGATCGGTTCGGCTGGACACCTGAACAGGTAGATAACTTACCTGCCGGGCGTTCAGATTGGTTGTTGGCAATCGCTGACACCGTAGAGCAGGTGAAGATCGAGCAGATGGAGCAGAAGTGACCAACAACCTTCCCGAAGTAACTGCGGCTCTTAATGCTTGGCAAAAGCGTATGGATAAAGCAGGGGAACTTGCTGCTAGGCAAATTTCTATTGCGGTATGGACTAAAGCTAAAGAACTCACTAGCCAAACAGTTAATCCACCTATTCAAACTAAAAATAGATTACGACATAATCCGCACATTGGCGGTGACGGAACTCCACCTAACTACGCAACAGGAAACTTAAACCGAAACATTCTCGCCAATCCTCCAAGGCGAGTTGGGTTCGCAACTTATGTAGCAAGCGTTTCATCTAATGCTGAATATGCTCGCGCTGTTGAACTAGGCTCGTCACGATGGACAAGTGGGGTAAAATACCCTTATATGTATCCGGCGCGCGATGACATCGTCAATTCCGGCAAAGCACGAATGATTATGACCGGGTTTATTAAAGCCGCAATGGGGGGATAGTAAATGGCAGGTGAAATCCCTAATCTTAATGTAGAGATACTTGTCCAACTTACCAATCTCACTACTGCCGTTCAGCAAGCAACTGAAGGCTTAAACAAAATTGGTAGTGCTGCTAAAGCACAAGAAAGCAAGTTTAGTTCCCTCAAGACCACAATGGTCGGTGTATTTGCTGGCAACCTTTTAGCAGATGGCATGAATAAAGTTATTGAAGGTCTAAAGGGTATTGGTGACGCTGTACAAAAAACTCAAGCAGCGCAAGCCAATTTACAAACTGCTGTTCAAGACGCTGGACAAAACTTTGTAGCAGCAACACCTTTAATTGAGAAATACGCAAAAAGTATGGAGAACTTAGGTTTCACCCATGACCAGACTTATGCCTCAATAGCAAAACTTACAGCTGCAACAGGTAGCGTTGTTACAGCCACTAACGCAATGGGTGTAGCAGCAGACTTAGCACGATTTAAGCAAATGTCACTATCTGACGCTGCTGACTTACTTGCTCGTTCAACGGCAGGTGGAGCGCGTGGTCTTGCTGACTTAGGTATCAAACTTGGTACAACTATTCCTAAAGGTGCTTCATTTGCTGAAATTCTTCAAATTATTGAAGACAAAACACATGGAGCGGCAACCGCCTTTGCTGGCACTCTTGGTGGTCAGTTAGATGTTACTAAAGCCAAGTTTGAAGATATGCAAGTAGCACTTGGTGAAAAACTTATACCTACGATTACTAAATTAGCAAACTGGATTAACGGCACTCTTTTTCCTGCTCTTGAAAAATTTGGCAAAGTATTAGCAGACCTTAAAACTCCACTAGAGTTTATTAGCGGTGCAATGATTGCTATTTTTGCTGCTCCAAAAATAGATGCGTTGCTTGCTGCAATTAGAAGTATCGCCGTTGCGTGGGGATTAGTAGCAAAGAGCGCAGAAGAAGCGGCTGCTGCTGAGGCTGCTGCGGGTGCAAGAGGCGCGGTTTCTAGTTTAGTTAGAGCGGCAGTAGCCAATCCGATAACCGCTATGGTTGGTGTTGCTGCGGCAACTGGATACGGATTCTATAAAGCAGGAACAGATCAAGGCCCACCACAGAAACCTACTATTGGTGGTAAGGGTGGAGCTGCTGCTATGGCTCTGTATAAAGAACAATTAGCAGCATATAACGCAAGCCAACCAAAACAAAATATGTTTGCTTACGAATATCAAAATACAGAAAACTCTGCTGCTATTGGTGCTGGCAAAACTCCTGTTAACTTACAAGCCAATGCTGCTGCTGCTAAAGCAGCGGCAACTCAACAAGCCAAAATTAAAACTCAAATGGATGCGTTGGCAAAACTATCTCAAAGTAGTGCTGACCAACTAGCAACTATTCAACGTGATAACGCTCAACAAGTAGCCACAATCTATCGAGATAATGCTCAACGCGTACAAACAATTGAACGCGACCATACTCAGCAATTAGACAAGTTAAACCGTGATTACCAACAGCAACAGAATTCAATTTTAGATACATATAACACCAATAAACTTAATGCTGAAACAACTGCTGCTGATAAGTTGGTCACGCTTCAAAAGGATACAGCTCAAAAGATTGCCGATGCTCAACAGGCAGCAGCAGACCAGCAAGTAGCAATAACTCAGCAGTCTATTGACTTGATGAGAAATGCTTTTTCAAATGTAACTGGCTATGACATTGGAAGCAATTTTGCTGATGGCATTAAAGGTGGCTTTACAGTAGGTGCTGGCGATCTCGTCAAGCAAATGCAAGATCACCTCAAGTCTATTCAGCAACTACAAGATGATGCTGGCAAACTGGCAGGACTTGGATATACACAAACCTTTATTGACCAAGTAATCGCACAAGGCCCTAAGATCGGCGATCAACTTGCTCAGGCTTTGATGAAAGCTGACCCTGCAACAACGGGTTCACTACAAGACCTTTATGCAAGCATCCAAGACACTTCAAATCACGGCTTAGACAACCTTGCTACAAGTATGAACCAAGGTGGACAACTAGCCACCGAGCAATTAACCGCTTCTTACACTAAAGTTGGAACAGACCTTAAAGCAGCCTTAGACAAGATTACCTCTGACTCTAAAGACGCTGAAGCACAAATCCAAACTGACCTTCAAACAACTCTTACTCAGTTGGCTAAAGACCGCGATAAGTCAATGGCAGACGCTTTACAGAGTTACCAAAACCAAATGGCTGATATGAATACCTCGTATCAAAATCAACTAGCCGATGCTGCTCAAGCCTTGACTAACTCTTTGGCTGATGCTGCTACTGCGCTTAATAACAAGTTGGCAGACATTATGAAATCTATGCTTGACTCACTAATGACAATTAACTCAGCGTTAGCAGGTCTTGGGGTTAAGGGTGTTGCTAGCGGTGCTGGATATACACCTAAAACCACTCCTAATTATGGAAATTATGGTGGTTCAGGTACAGGAACAGGTTATGGTGTTACTTATGGCCCCGGAATTGGAGCAGTTTCTCCTGCTGCACCTGTTATTGGTAGTCTTACTCAGAATGTTTATTCAACCGACCCATCATTGCCTACAATAACTACTGGCTTGAC